TTCATAATGATACCAAGATAGATATGTAACAATTCCAGTTTCAGCAGCATTTGCTATTGCCACGTTCGAAATTATCAGAATTATAAAGACTATTAGTAATTTTCAGATACTTGGATATGCGGTTAAATAAGGAAATTTTAATGGCCGGGAGATTAGAGTGGAAAAACTGCTATCAATGCGGAAAGCATTTAACCTATAAAGAAAGACAAAGGGCTTACGGGAATAGATCTGTACATGTAACAGGTTACTGTTCAGATTGCTATCTTGAATATTTTTCAGTTAGCAGTAGGCGCGCGCCAGGTGGACTTTTTTATTGTAAGAAGTGTAAAAAATTTCGCGATAAGATAAGGCACAAATGCAGGGTTAAAAACCCCAAAAAACCAGGTCCAAAAATTAAATGGCCGAATTGTTACCAATGCGGAAAAGAGTTAACGAAAAGAGAGCGGGGGCTTTTTTCTGTTAGGCCAAAAGAATTACATGGTTATTGCCAGGAATGTCATAAAAAATATTTTTCATATCGTTCACGCATTGATCCGTTTGGGAATTATCATTGCTATAAATGTGATAAATATCTCAATATAAGAGAATTTTCTATAAATAAAAATATATGTAAATCATGCGATTATAAACTTTCAAGAGCATATATGAAAAGAAATCCTGAAAAGGTAAAGATCTACAGTATGAAAAGTAGGAAAAAAAATACAGAGAAATTAAAAACCAGAAGAAAATCAATGGTAGCTAATTTGACCGATGAATACATAAGAAATCAACTTGCAAGATATGACGACAGGCCACCAAGTTTCTTTTCGGCAGAAGTTGTCGAAATGAAACGCTCTCAGTTAATGCTTCACCGCGCCATTAGGGGCGCAAAAAAACAACTCAAGAAAGGGGTTAGAAATGGATTTTTTAAAACTGAGTAAGGATTTAATCAACGAAATACAGCAGATGAGGATTGATTTAAAAGTTGGCAAGGTATCGCCAGAAAGTTATTTTGCTCAATTGGCCGGTATTAATCAAATTGAAAGACAGCAAGGTATCATATTAAAGACCGTAAAATTATCTGAAAAAATGAGAGCGCCGTTAAGTGCTATTGCAGGTATCAAGATGATTGGCGATCTTGAAACCGAAGAAATTAAATGTCCTGGACTTAGCGGAAAAATGATTATGCGTTCAGAGTGTCTTGATTTTTCAGGCGAGGAAAAGTTTAAACAATGCCTTTGTAAAGTTGGGAAGGAAACACAGGAGCTTCTTTTAGGCGCAAAATAACAACCATGGAAGATAGAACTTTAATCGAAGCTGAAATAAATTTAGCCATAGGAAAGCTTGAATTAATTAGTGATCATATTAATTCAGTTTCTGGTCATGTTGAAAAGCTTAACGGAGAGCTGGTCAGCACGAAAGCAATATTGCTAACAATTCTATCAGGGCTACAAAATGAGATTACAGACGATAGCACGGCCAGGCGGTCTTATGGGTTGAGGTGATTTTTGGCAAAAACAACAATTTGAAAAAATGATAGCCAATACAAGGCTATAACAAATAAAGTCTATGGCAAAGCGAAAGCAGATCAGAAAACCTAAGACCGGCACGTTAACCGACTTTGCAAAAAAGGCCAAAATATCACAGGCCATGGTTACGAAACTCCGTAACCGGGGAGTGCTTGATGGAGCCCTGATCAAGCAGCCGGGTAAAAAACGGGTACTGGTCGATCTGGACAAAGCAATAAAATTTTACAATGAGCGGGTTGATCCAAATTTCAGAAAGGCGACAAGAGTAAGGGCGACTCCGTTAAAGAAAAAACCGGGGCCGAAAAAAAAGACTCCGAAAAATACAGCACCGCCGGTAAATAAAAAATCCGGGGATACAACTTTCGTTGAAGCAAGGGCAATCAGTGAACAGTACAAAGCAGCAGAGAAAAAACTGGATTATGAAATCAAAAAAGGATTATGGATTTTAAAGTCAGAAGTCCGAGAGTCAATTTTCAAATGTTCAAGGATTGCCAGGGATTCTTTATCAAACTTACCGGCCAGAGCGGCGGCATTATTGGCAAGCACGAAAGATGAGGAACGCTGCTATCAAATCTTACACGTTGAGGTAAAAGAGATCATAAACGAATTTATCAAACGATTAAAGGAGGCAGGGTGAAAATGGACTGGATAAGAAATAGCGCAGCAATTGTGCTTTGGTCAATATATCTTACTTTGCTGTTCGCCTGGCTGGATGATTTATTTTTTAAAGTCATTAAAAAAATATGGTGGTGATAAAAAGGGGTTAGAAAATGAAATATATTAGAAAATTACTAATAGTCTTTATAATTCTGATAATTTCGAACGTGGCAATAGCAAATGCTGCTGAAACTGGAATTGTTACATATCTATCTTGGTATCATTATGAATTAACAAATTATTCGATTGTGGGATACAGAGCCAAGATAACCGGATTAAGTTTTGCCTACAATGATGAAATTGATTTGGGTATGAGACATAGATTTAGAGGGAGGTGGAAACAGGGCGAAACATATCACGTTAAGATAACTGCCATTGATGCTCTTGGAATTGATGTTCTTGATGTATTTGAACTCGAAATAAATATCATCAATAGTCCAGGTCCTAAAGCAGATATTGTATATTAATCTTTTATGGAATGAATTAACAGGACACTATTGTATAACTTAATTACTGATATCTTAATCGAAGGTATGCAGCCGGAACCGGATTACACGGTAACAGAGCATGCCGATAAATACCGGATCTTACCACAGGAAGGATCGGCAGAGCCGGGGCAATATCGATCGTCAAGGACTCCTTATCTTCGTGAGATAATGGATTGCCTTTCTCTTTTTTCCGGGGTGCAGGAAGTATGTGCCATGAAAGCCACGCAGCTCGGCTTGACTGAAGCCGGTAACAATTGGTTTTGCTACGTTGTCGATGCTGCGCCCGGTCCCATGTTAATGGTTTTTCCTATTGATAACCTTGCAAGCGATCATTCCAAGCAAAAACTTACCACAACTATTGAGGAAACTCCCAGATTAAAAGCAAAGATTGGCAAGAATGGCGACAAAAGAGCTGCAAATGCTGTACTGACAAAGAAATTTCCGGGCGGTATCTTATTTTTATGTGGCGCAAATAGTCCGGCAAATTATAGATCAAAGTCAATCCGCTATCTTTTTTTAGACGACCTTGACGGCTTTCCGGCTACGGTCGGCAAAGATGGCTGCCCAGCGGCACTGGCAGAAAGACGAACGGATAGCTATTCATCACGTAAAAAAATTTTCAAGGTTTCCACTCCCACAATCAAAGGTATTTCCAAAATTGAGGCCGCTTATAATGCTTCCGATCAGCGAAAATATTATGTCCCGTGCCCATTTTGCGGCAAAAAGCAAACGTTGGAGTGGGGCGGTAAGCGTAAAAAATTCGGTGTCAAATTTAAAAGAGATAAAGCCGGAGAAGTTATTGCAGCATGGTATGAATGCAAATTCTGCCATGAAGGTATTGATGAATCCCATAAAACCCAAATGCTCGAAGACGGCAAATGGAAAGCGAGATATCCGAAGCGAAAAAAACGCGGTTATCATATATCTTCACTTTATAGTCCGCTGGGTTGGGTTTCTTGGAAGCAGATTGCTGAAGAGTTTCTGGATGCTAAAAACAGTCCTGAGAAATTACAGGTCTGGACTAATACCAGGCTCGCGCAGGTATGGGATGAGGAAGGCAGTCAACCGGATTGGGTTTTACTCAAATCCAGGGCAGAGCATTATGAAATTCGGACGGTACCGGACCCGGCTTTTATCCTGGCTGCCGGCGTTGACGTGCAGGCTGATCGACTGCCTTTCATAATTCGTGCTTTTGGCACAGGCGAAGAAAGCTGGCTGGTTATGGCCGGGGAACTATACGGAGATCCGTTGCAACCGCAAGTATGGGAGGCGGTTGATCAATTATTATCAGCATCTTACATGCATGCAACCGGGATGCCATTGTATATTGATTCAATGGCTATTGATTCAGGCTATTTATCACAAGTTGTTTACAATTTTTGTAGACAGCGACCGATTAAAACGATAGCAATCAAAGGCTCAAAGGTACAGGGCAAGCCGATAATCAATAAACCCAATCTGGTTGACGTAACCTGGGAAGGTGAAACGATAAAAGAGGGGTGTCAGTTATGGACAGTCGGCACCGATACTGCCAAAGCGCAAATTTACGCAAGACTTGCCATGAAGAAACCGGGACCGGGCTTTTATCACTTTCCGGTAAGCATTGACGATGAATATTTCCTGCAATTAACCGCAGAAAAAAGGATTACAAAATATAGAAATGGTTTTCCATATTTGGAATGGGTTAAATTACGTGAAAGAAACGATTTTCTTGATTGTGAAGTCTATGCATATGCGGCGGCATTACGCGCGGGTATGCATCATTGCGACTTTGATGCGGTCCGCAGATCTAAACTTGGCGAGGGCGGCGCGACGCAATCCGAAAGTAAGCGACGCGCAAAACCACAAAAACGTGAACGATGGTAAAAGGAGAATGAAATGATAGACAGAAAAATTAAATTTGTAGCAACAAATCCATGTAAAGGATCGGTATATACCGAAGAAAATGCAATCGTTTTTTGTGCAAAGGATAAGGCGGTGCCACATATGCTTGATGCGTATAGAGATAAATGTTTAGAACTTGTTTGTGGACCGGATCATATTGCTAGCATTACTTTTGTTGTTACAACGAGTAGTTAAGTATCAGAAAAAAATTGAAAGTCGCATACCCGATACGGAAACTCAATGCGAAATTGACCGCTGTATCGATGGAAAAGTTTAATATGATAGGCGCATAGTGCGTAAAAAGTTTGGTATCAAGTTCAAACGTGAACGATGGTAAAAATGGACTGGCCTAAAAGACATATTTTTTGGATCAAAGATCAGATAATTCATTACTCAATTCCTTTCACTTGGAATTTACCTGAAGTCAGAAGTGATCTCAGGCAACGTTCTATATTTTGGGATAAAGCCATTGTTGGTGGTCCGGCAGTTCAATTAATGCCAGATTTTTTTAATGGTATGCCATGGGTGAAGGTCGAAAATTCAGCAAACGGTATTATGCAAAAAATAAATCCCATGGCAACAAAAACAAGTACTGGTTGTATTCGTAAATGTCGGTTTTGCGCAGTCCCAAATATTGAAGGAAATTTAATTGAATTAAAAGATTGGCCTGATTTGCCAATTATCACAGATAATAATTTATTGGCATGCTCTAAAAATCATTTCAACAGGGTTGTTGATCGGCTTAAAAAATTCAAAGAAGTAGATTTCAATCAAGGTGTGGACGCAAGGTTATTAAAGCATTTTCATGCGGAAAGATTTGCAGAGTTAAAAAACCCCATAATTAGACTATCTCTTGACAGTATGGATTATGTTGATGATTGGGAAAAAGCCTACAAATTGTTAAGAAAAGCTGGATTGAATAAAAAGCACATCAGATCGTATGCGCTGATAGGATATGATTCAGGACCAGAAGAAGCATGGTATCGTTGCGAATGGATTGCAAGCCACGGAATAAAGTCTCTTCCGATGTGGTTTCATAGATTAGATCAGTTAGAAAGGAATATAACTACAAAAGATCAAAAAATACTTGGCTGGACGGATTATGAACGAAAATTAATTATGCAATATTATTATCAACGCGGGAAAAGGAGAGCTTTATTGTTAAAAAATTATGATTGGCGCATAGGGCGTAAAGAATTTAATATTTTCAAGGAGGCAAAACAAAATGGCAGAAAAACTAATTGGAGCTCAGGCAATCGCAGATCATGAGGGCATAGGACTTGCGTCTCTCATGGATAGAATTCAACTTGAAGATTATCCAGCAACCAAAAATAAGGATGGCGTATGGGAAGTCACAACATCTGCTGCTGATGTCTGGCACAAAAGCAAGCAGGCTAAACCTAAAAAAGATTGGCATAGAGAGCCAAAGCAAAAAGTAGAGAAGAAAGAAACGACAAAAAAGGAAGGTTAATTTTATGGGCGGTCTTTCCGGGATGAATGAAATCTGTAAATATTGCCACAGATCTGAACCGACAATTATGAAATGGATTCAGGCTCAAGGGTTTCCGGCGCATAAAATAACAGGAAGCTGGGAAAGTGACACCGAGCTGATCGACGAATGGCGCAAAGGCATAATCCAACAAGTCACGAATTCAAACGGAAATTCGGGTAAAAAAGGCCGCTCAAAAAACCTTGTCAAGCAAAAAAACCCAAAATAATCCAAAAAAACCCAAAATAATCCAAAAAAACCCTATTTTTTCCAAAGTGCCCAAATTGTCATGATATGATTTGGGCATGTCTATTTGGACCCAGGCAGAATATGATTCGTTAAAAGCAGCTTATTTGACCCTTTTGAAAGGCGAAAAGGTAGCTCAAGCCTCAATTGGCGGCAAGTTTATACGTTACAATGACTCTCAGTTAAGCGAAGTCAGGGAAACGTTAGACATAATGGCCGCTGAATTGGGGCATATCACGTCAAGGGCTTATGCAAAGCCGGTTGGGAGGTTTACTTGAATCTTTCAACTTCACTTGCAAAAACCATTGACGGCGCAATCGGAATTTTTTCTCCAAAGGCCGCATTAAATCGCAAGTATTATCGGGAAGCCTTAACTCAAAATAAAAAGAGATCGTCCTCCTATGCGGCCGCAAAAACTTCGCGTCTCACCGGCGAATGGTCGCCAACCGATGCATCTGTTAATGATTTAATCCGCGCATCTTCTCCCGCTGTCCGTGCCAGAGTTCGTCAATTAGTTCGCGACTTTCCAGTATTTTCAAGGGCTGTCAATGTCCTGATAGACAATACCGTTGGCGATGGCATTAAATATCAGAGTCAAATCAAAACAAACTCCGGCGATAAACTTGATAAAATTGCGATTCAAAAGGCCGAGGATAATTTTAACTTTTGGGCAGATCAGGCGGACGTATCTGGCAAGCAGCATTTTTATGATTTGCAGGATTTGTGTAAAAGACAAGATCTTGAATGCGGCGAGTTTTTGCTTGTCAAGCGTAATGTCTACGACAGAGGAAAACGATATATTCCCTTCGCACTTCAAGCCGTTGAACCGGATTGGTTGACGGGAAGCCCGTCAAGCAAAATTGCAAAAGGTAATGAGATTGACCAGGGAATTGAATACAAGAAATCAACCGGGCAAGTATCCTATTATCACTTCACGGACCCGGACGGCTGGGGGAAGTCAATCAAAGTTGCAGCAAGAAATGTTATTCATGGCTACCAGATGATCCGGCCAGGGCAACTTCGCGGCATAAGTCCATTCGCGCCGGCGGTACTCATTGCGCATGATATCAGCGAATATTTTGACAGCGAAATTGATGCGGCAAAATTAGCTTCCAAATGGTTAGCGTTTGTTAAAAATTCGCCAACTGCAACACGAACGATTTTGCAGGACGGTACAGGCGATGACGAAGGCAAGAAAATTGATGAACTTGAAAACGGGATTATTGAATACTTACGTCGGGGCGAAGAGGTAACGCTTGCATCGAATCCGCGCCCGGGAACGAATTTCCCGCCGACTATAAAAATTATGCTGTCAATGGTTGCGGCAACCGTCAACGTTCCATATGAGCTATTAAGCTGTGATTATCAGGGCCTAAATTACAGCATGAGCAGAGTTTCACGAAACGATTTCAGTCATTACTTAAAACCGCTTATCACACGCCACGTCCGACAAATGACGTTACCTGCATTTTATCCAATGATGGAAGCATCGGTTATGGCAGGTAAACTTCCGTTCAAAGACTTTTTTTCAAATCCTGCAAAATATTTAAAAGCCGAATGGCAGGGACCGGGGGTTCATGCAATTGATCCGCTACGAGAATCCAAAGCGAAAATCGCAGAGGTTGAAGCCGGACTCCGGGCACCGCAGGAAACAACCGCAGAGCGTGGCGTTGATTATGAGGAAATGCTTCGAAAGATCAAACGAGCGCGTGAGATACAAAAAGATCTCAAGCTTGAATTTGGAAGTCCGTCAACGTCGGTTGCAAACAATCCAGCAGCGGTTGAAAGTCAAAAGTCCGCAAATAATTTAATCACTGCCAGGACAAACGGCATAAGTGAAGATGTAGAATCCATGATTATGGATGTCATTGATAAACTTGACGGAGTTTTACTTAAAAATTAGGGGGCTTTATGAAACGGCAGAAAAAGAAAAATCGCAAATTTATGAAAAGATCAGACGCGAAAGATCATATGTCCTATCGAAGCATGTCTGTCCGTGCAGGCGAGCCCAGCACCCTTGATGAAAAAGACCGTAGCGTTGAAGTTGTCATTGCGACCGATACATCGGTTGAGGTTTTCGATTTTGAACGTTACGAAATTATAAACGAAATTTTATTGATTGACGGTATGGAGTTATCCGGCGCGCGGCAAGTGCCGTTGCTGGATACTCATAACCGGTTTGATACCGCTTCCGTTTTAGGATCTGTTCGAGATATTGCCAAAGGCAAGACGCAGGCAACAGGGCGCGCGATATTTTCAGGCGTTGAAGATGTTGAAGCGACCTGGCAGAAAGTGCGAGAGGGCCATTTAACGGATTTTAGCGTTGGCTATAAACCTATCGCTTCTCAATGGGTGCCTGAAGGTGAGACTTACGATTACAAAGGGCGCAGCTTTAAGGGGCCGGTCAGGGTAACAAAGCGATGGAAAATCCGCGAAGTTTCTATTGTACCTATCGGTGCCGATGAACTTGCAAAGGCAAGATCCGCAGAGAAAAATCACAATAAATCAACAACAAAGGAGAGTGCCAACATGAATAAGAAACTACTTGAATTTTTAATTTCCAGAGGACTGAGTGAGGATGCAACCGAAGAGCAAGCATGGGAGTTTTTGCGCACCTTGCAAAAAGTCGAACCAAAGACAGAGCCGCCTGAAGATGATGACACCAAACGCGAAGCGCAAGAAAATCTTGACAAAATCCGAGCCAAAGCGACCGGAAAGGAACGCGACCGGTATGTCGAGATTGATGCCATGGGTCAGCGTTGGGAATTGGTAGATTTGAGCAACAAGTGCATTGTCGAAGGCAAAACCGTTGAAGAGTCGCGCGCGATTTTCATGGACCATCTTCACAAAAATAAGGAAGATATTTTTGAATATCGAGCGCCCGCAACCGTTACTCAGGATTCAAAGGATAAGTTTCGGTCGGCAGCGGTTGATTCTCTGCTTACCAGATCCAGCATTGAGTATACGCCTGAAAAACTTGCGCCGGGCCATGAAGATCTCATGGGATATAGCTTAAAAGAGCTTGCGCGCGAATCGTTGAGGCAAGCCGGTGAATCTGATCGTGGAAGCACTATGGAAATGATCGGCCGAGCGCTTGCAACAGACGACTTGCCTTATATTTTGGCGAATGTTGCAAACAAATCTCTTTTCCAAGGCTGGGAAACCGCAGAAGAGACATGGAAAGTTTGGTGCGGAACAGGATCGGTCAGCGATTTTAAAACGCATTATTTACCGCGTGCCTCTGAGACTTCGGATCTTGACGAAATCCCGGAACATGGAGAGTACAAACACGGTAAGATTACCGAAGCGCAGGAATCTTATAGCGTTGTCACTTATGGCAAATTATTTGCGATCACGCGGCAAACTATCATCAACGATGACCTTGGAGCCTTGACCAACATACCGTCAATGCATGGTCAATCTGCAAGCCGGAAAGTGGGAGATGTTGTCTACGCTGTGTTGACCGCAAACGCCGCTATGGGTGACGCAATTGCACTTTTTGATGCTTCCACTCATGCCAACTATGTAGCCCATGGCTCCGGGGCCGCGCCTGGAAATGCTACTATTGCCGCCGGGATTCTGGCAATGGGTGTGCAAAAAGATCTTCAGGGATTGCGTAGACTCAATATCAGACCGGTGTATTTGATTGCGCCCAGAGCGCTTGAGGGCGGTACCGAAGTCTTTTTGACTTCTTTTCAATATGCGGATTCTGACACAGTGGCCACAGACTCTTCCTTAGCGGCAACCCGTCAAAATCCTTATGCGGGATCTTATTTTACGAGGGTTTATGAATCGCGCCTTGACGATAACGACGCTGCTGCCTGGTTCTTAGCTGCACAGAAAGGAAAAACTGTCAATGCATTTTTCCTAAACGGTATTGAAATCCCATACCTTGAAAGCAAATCAGGATGGAGTGTTGACGGGACCGAGTACAAGGTAAGAATCGATGTCGGTGCCAAAGCCGTTGACTGGAAGGGTTTGTATCAGAACGACGGCAATTAATTTTTATAACCCCCCAGAAGGCGCTGGGACTTGAGTTTAAAGCGGTCTCAGCGCCGATATGGAAACCATAGAATTTTAAACACGATTAAGGAGGTTTTATCATGCAAAATGCACCATTAGAAGGCAGGCTCGGATGGGCCGTTTTTGAATATGACTTTGCGAAACATGGCGGCGCAACATCGTCGATTTCAGTAGGGCCGAAGTTGTTGCCACTCGGAGCGGTTATCATGGATGGGATTATCCACGTTAAAACTGCCTGCACTTCCGGCGGATCGGCAACGGTTGCGATTCATGCCTTATCGTCTGAGGATATCATTGCGGCGACTGCGGTGGCCAGCTTGACGCTAAATGCTCTGCTTGATGTTGTGCCAGTCGGTACGGCAGCGACCATGCTTAGATGTACGGCTGCTACTCAATTGACTTTTGTAATTGCCACGGCTGCTTTGACCGCCGGTGTAATTGCTGTTGGCTTGCGCTGGGGCCTGACAGACTAATCAGATTTGACTTTAATCTTTAAAGTTTCCATTAAAGGAGAATAATTATTATGGTTGCTATAAGCTCACAAGCAAGCAGAGTCGGACTAGGGCTTTTTGAATATGACTTTGCAGTTCATGGCGGAGCGGTCGGCGCGATTGTTGTTGGTCACAAACAGTATCGACCAAAAGACCAACGGTCAAGCTTGCTTCGGCGGTTGCCGCTAAGACATCACCGGCCCCGGTAACGCTAATTGCCAAGGTTGAAGTAGTTCCAACAATCGCGGTTATGACATGAATAATACCGTCTAAG